GGTCCTGTTACATTCGAATCTGCACCTGTTGCCCCAGTAGGTCCCGTAGATCCAGTAGCTCCCGTAGCTCCTGGGAGATATGTTGGAGTTACCCATTGATATGTATTAGGGGAGTTGCCATCAGAAACGTATGTGTATAGTACACCTGTTTCACTATGGTACCACAAAGCCCCATGTTCTATGGAAGGTGTTCCTGTTCCTGTTGGTGAAAAATCTTGAAAATAAAATTCAAGTGCTCCAGTAGCCCCAGTAGGACCTGTTGGACCAGTAGCACCGGTAATTCCTAGAGATCCTTCTAAAGTAAATATACTAAATCCTGTATCGCTATTTGTTATATCTACTGTACCTAATCCGCCAGCTAGGTATGATGACTTAACCCAAAATCTATCACCAGCGGATGCAGAAACTATACCAGTTACTGTTATTAGATCATAAGGAACACTAACCCCTCCTGTTACGTCCTCTAATGATATAAATCCTCTAAAATTAATAACCTCAAGAGGTGAAGAAGTATCCCTCCACAATGTAGTTGACAAGAAACTACTTCCTCCTGTAGCTATATGTTCGAATCCTACTTTATAACTTATAAAATATTCTCCGTCTACTAGTGTTTCTACATATGTACCGGTTTGTCCAAATGCAACAAAATCGCCAGTGGCAAATATTCCTGTATCTATTAGATTATCTGTGTCTAGTCTTATAGGTGTTTCCCCTCCTGGCGCAATCAATTGAGATGTACTAAATTTGCTAAGATCTGCATATCCCAAAGGAGCAGGAGATCCTGCAGGACCGGTAGCTCCAGTAGCACCAGTAGCACCAGCTCCAGTAGCTCCAGTTGAACCTGTATTTCCTGTTGCTCCTATATCTCCTGTTGCACCAGTAGGTCCAGTAGGTCCTTTTAAGTTTGTTTGTATTCCCCAAATTCCTCCAGATTTTAGATACACGTCTCCAGTATCATTATCTAGATATAAATCTCCGTCTCCTCCTAAAGATATCGATGGAGATCCAGATCCGCTATACCAAGTATTACCAGTAGCTCCAGTAGCTCCAGTAGCTCCATTAGATCCAGTAGGTCCGGTAGATCCAGTAGCTCCGTTAGATCCGGCAGGTCCAACAGAACCAGTAGCACCGCTAGGTCCAGTAGCTCCAGTAACCCCAGGCGCTCCTGGAGATCCTTTTGCTCCATTAGGTCCAGTAGCACCAGTAGCACCAGTGACCCCTGTGTTACCAGTAGGTCCTGTAACATTAGAATCTGCCCCTGTTACACCCTGAGGTCCTGTAGGTCCTATACCTCCAGTAGGTCCAGTAGATCCTGTATTTCCTGTAGGTCCGGTTCCTCCAGTAGCACCAGTAGCACCTCCAGCGGGCCCGGCAGGTCCAGTAGCTCCTGTAATACCCTGTGATCCTATAATAGAAACCCATGCTCCTGTACCGTTTATACCACCTGTCATAGTACCTGAAGCAGAACTTACTGGAATACTACCAGTAACTGTTACTGTAGCTCCATTTCCGCTTGCTCCTAATCCAGGTAGAGCTTTAATGTTTATTGTGTTTAATGAATAATCTGCTAAACAAGGACCAGTTGTGTTTAGCAATATATTGTTTACTAAAGATTCTGCTGTTAAAACATTATTAGTAAGCCAAGAAGCTTGTCCTGCAGTTACACCATTATATAAAACTGCTATAGTTTCTCCGTTTATACCAGTAGATCCTATATCAAATGAAAATGATGCCTGTACCTCTCCAAAATTTAAAAACGCTTCATAATCGCCGCCTATAAATCTTATTTGCCCAGGTACTCCTGGTCTTAATGATTCATTTATATAAGTTCTATCTGTTATTAATCTAAGTCTACCTCCAGAGTTAGAATTACCAACTACTGCATCTCTACCTATATAAGCATCATTTAATGTTATTATACCATTTGATGTTATCTCTCCGTTACTTCCTTTTAGTTGGATGGATGAATTTCCGCTAACAGGAAGTCTTAATATATCAGCAGTTATTGTACCAGTAGTTATCTTACCAGTAGGAAAATTTAAGGTCTTGTCTTGTATTGAAACGCCAAATGATCTATTAATAAGAAGTATAGCTTCTTGTAGCTGAGAAAAATTAGCATTTGTTATAGAATTATTGGCCCCTATTGTATTGGAAGACAATAACTGTTTTATCGTAATCTGATTAAGTTCCTTCATCCCGGAATATTATGTTTAGAATATATATCCGGATTTTAAATCTCAATCAACTTATTAGAGTTTCAATCTCCTTATAAAAAGAATTAAATTTAGACGGAAAAAAAATTTTAAGCTCTTCTATCTCCCTATTAGATAGACTATACTTATCTTTTATGAAGTTTATAATTTCTTCTTTATACTCTTTTTTCTCCTTTTCCTTCTCTTTTTTTGATGTTTTTGTCCATACCCAAGATGGATTATTTTTGTGTTTGTGTGTTATAAATATCTTCCAAAAGTCTACTACTTTTTCAGGATTTATTTTTATATTATTAAATGAATTAGCTTGAAGTGGATATGCTATAGAACATATACGATTAACCATAAATAGATTTCTAGCTTTATCTCTATCACTTATTTTATCCCAAGATTTGGAATAAAATGATTTTATTATATCAAATGGATTATTCATTAGTTAAATAGTTCGAATGGATCAAATCCCTTAGGGGGTTTAGCTTCGCTAGCCCATGGTGAATTTTCAATCATTTCTTTTTTATCTATATTTAATGTGATTTTTTCTTTGGAATCTAATTCCTGTACGTGATTCTTTAATCCTTCAACCATATTTTTTGGAAGAGTCCTAGAATTAAGCCAAACCAATCTAGCGTTTTCCTCGTAGAATTTTTTAAATTTATCTCTATTCTCAGAGTTGTCTGTTTGTGATATTAATCTTAATGAAAGACCAGCTATCCATCCGAGAAAATCTTCATTATCCCATAGATACTCCATCGAATAATCTTTCCATTTCGACTCCTGATAAAGCTCCCAAATTTTATTAGATTTTCCTTCCGCTATATTAGAATTCTTTCCGCTTTTAGTTTGGTGAGGAAAAACTCCAGGAACGTCATCTTTTTTGTCACCCATTAGGATTTTTTTAAAAATGTATTCCTTAGTGTTAATTCTTTCTAAAGTACAAGAAGATAATAGCTTTTCCATCTTTGATGAATTAGCTCCGGAGATAGGATTAACGTCAAATATAGTTGTTTCTGATTCGGATTCTTCTTTCCAATTTTCAGAAACAATTAATTTGTTATTTTTAGAATTACTGTTCCATATTCCAACCCAAACATCTTCGTTGTATTTTACTAACTGGTGCATGTCTTTATCACCACTTATTACAATAACAGATTCTTTCTTATCTGTAAAATATTCAGACCAAGCCCAAATTAAATCGTCTCCTTCCGCTCCTTGATATGAGCTATAAATAAATCCATTAGATTCTAGATATTCCGAAAACTCGTCCATTAATCTAAAAAAAGATCCCCAGTCTACACCTTCTCCTTTTACCCTACTTTCCTTATAAACACTTCTTGTTATTTTGTAATCTTTTCTCCAAGATCTAGAATCCTTACAAAATATCACTTGTTTTATTTCTGGTATTTGTTTAAGAGAATAGCAAAGATCCGTTATCACCTTTCTTATAAACATATTTCTTTCAGCCTCTGATGATAATACATCTCCAGGGTTCTTACTTCCAAATCCAGAAAATATACCGAATGTCTTATGGAAGATATAATTACCGTCTACTACTACTGTTGTCATTAAAAATCTTCATTTGTTATCATTATATCATAGTCAAAAAAACCAGAAAAATCCCTCTCGTCTGCTAAAAATCTTCTCTTGACGTCGTCGGCGTCATTTCTTTCAGCGAGTCTTTTCATTCTTATATCTGATGGGGGATTTAGATATATTACGAAGCTTTTATCTCGGAGATCCTTAGGTAGGGACCTTAATCCTGCAGGACTTAGAATAAAAAGATCCTTTTCGTTAAATTCACCTTTAGAGATTCCATATTTCCAGCCATTGAATTCCTGTAATTCTAAAAATAGATCCGAATTAGCCTCGAAGAAATCTGGATCTCTAAAAAAATAATCCTTTCCCTCTTCCTCTCCTTTTCTAGGAGGTCTACTCGTAAAAGAAATCCCATAAGAAAATCCCTTCTCTACCATCTTCTTTCTTAAGAAATCTTTTCCGGATCCCCCTGGTCCTACTATTATAATTTTTCCTTTCATATTATTTTTTCGTATAGTATACTACTCATTATCATTGGTTTTCTGACATAACGAGTAGTATACTGGTCATTTATTGAACATCTGCTGAAGTTCAAATATTAAAGCTAGTAAACTAACTATTGGATCAATTACCTGGCTTCTTTGAGATTGATATCTAGCAACAGTAATAACTATTGATGGAATCAGATTTAATTTCTGTGGATTCTTTTCTTCTATCCATTTAATAAAGTCTGAGCTTAAAGAAGCCATAACCTCATCAACCCTTCCGGAATATTGACCAACTACATATTGGTAGTTTCCGATTGGATCTGGTTTAGATAAAACCATATTAAAAACTTCTTCGTGGTCGAATGTTATTTCGTTTATTTTACTTTCTGTTAGATCTGTTACTCCATCTATTTGCCATCTCTGTATGGTATTAAGTGCAGATCTCATATCAGGAAAATACTTCTTTGTAAATAACTCAAGACTTCTGTCGTCGTGATTTATTTCCATTAGATTAAGTATTTTAGAAACGCGATCTTGCCATTGGTTTTTTATTTCGCTTTCCTCCTCCTTACTCATAGGATCAAAATCATAAACTTCGAATCTTGACCTAATAGCATCCGGAATTTTACTTAAATAGTTACACGTAGCAACAAATCTTGTTGTTCTAGCATATTTCTCTATTGTACCTCTTAAAGCTTTGTAGAACTGATCTGATGCACCGTCGAACTCATCTAGGACTACAATCTTAATCTGATTCTCTCCGTCTAGTATAGAAACTGTAGAACAGAAATCGTGAACTTTAGTTCTAATTGTTTCTACTGAACTTTCATCTGATACATTTATAAAAATGTATGGATGGTTCTTTATTAGAATTTTAGCCATACTTGTTTTACCAGATCCTGGAGAGCCAGCTAATAGAACATTCTGTTGAAGACCGCTTTCAAACGATCCCTTTATTCTTTGTGGAAGGATCATATGTTTTAGTTCCTTCGGTCTTAATTTTTCTGTTAATAGTTCTTGTATCATTTAATATTTTTTAATATTCTTTCCATCTCAGCATCAACAACTTTCTTTGCTATTCTTTTATACTCATCTCTTATAATAGATTTCTGCTCTTCTGTTGCAGATCTCATATTAAGAGACTTAAGATGATTCCATTTAACCATTGTGGAAGCTCTATATCTCTCATAGTTGATTAATTGGGCTCTTTTAGATTTTATAAGGACTTTAAGTATTTTATCCTCTGTAGGATTATTCATTCCTTTAAATTTTTGACCACTAGGCATTTTTTTTAAAGAAATTTTAGATGCTATATCTTCTATGTAGGATCCAAATTTTTCATAAAAATCAGCTTGATCTTTCATTGTTTTTCTCCTACTTATTTCCTTGTGCCTATCGTTTAAGAGTTTTATTCTATCCAGATTTTCTTCCCTATATTTAATCGAATATTGTCTTTTGTAACTAGTGTTTTTTAAACTCCATTCTTTAGATTTTTTCTTAGTGCACTCAGCACACTTATGTGCTTTCTCTTTATAAATATAAAAATCAGTCTCCCCGTGAATTTTACATACATCTTTTAAAAATTTTGTTACCTTAACCTCCATATATTAAAATTTAAATCATTTACATAAACCACTCATATTGTCACCTAAATCCTTATCGTTTCTTATTTCTATAAATCTTGGTAAGAACAAAGACCAATTATCATTCTTATCATTTATTATGACGTTGTATTGTATAGCACAAACCTTACCTATTTGAGAATCTGGATTTTCACTAAGATCCTTAAGATCCTGATCTGTAAATCCTGCTCCTACTTTTACTTTAACTGTACCTGAAGAATCCTCACAGTAAAATCCTCCTATAAATCCCTCTCTCTTTCCTTCTCCTGGATACCATCCAGTAATTATTAGATCACAATCATTAACCTCTTTAAGTTTAATCCAATTCTTAGATCTTTTACATTCATATACATGTTCAGGATTTTTAAGAATTACTCCCTCTCCGCCACGAGCAACAATTTTGTTATAGTAAGCGTAGATGTCTTCTTTTTCTGTAGTCAAGAAAGAATCTGCAAGAGTGAGTGAAGTTGTCTTATATGTACTAAAAACCCCCTCTAGCGTACTTCTTCTTACATCAAACGGAATTATACCTTTTCCAGATTTTAACGTGTCTGCATCTTCAAGATCAAAAACATTATAAAGAAGATCGTCACCTATAGAATCTAATGGTTTTCCTTTTAACATTTGTGTAACTTTACCCGATACACTTTTCCTGTTTAGATCAGTAAGTTCCCCGTCAAAAAACCATTCTCCTTTTAATCCTGAATTTTTAATAAGTATCAAACATTCATCTGCAATCTTTTTCAAGTATTGATTAGGAATTTCGTTGAAAGCCCTTGTGTAAAATTTTACTTCACCACCGGAAATAAATGCTATTACTCTTACACCATCATATTTTTCCTCGCAAACGATTAGATCCCATTTTTTTATTTCGTCCTCATCGTCTTGTGCAAGCATTAGACTTGGATCTGGTATAACTTCCTTATTGAAAGCTTTGTTTATTAACTTAGCTCCAATTCCTATGTTTAATCTTTTTGTTAAAACTTTAGACAAAATCTTTCTTTCATCAATAGAAAGGGGATAACAGTTAACAACTTCAAATGCTTCCTCTCTTAATTTATCATTTGCTGCAGGTGCAAAAAATAATTTTTCAGTAAGATCCTTAAATCTTTCAAATAGATCTCCATCCTCTATGATATAGGGTGATTCTTCTAAAACTGGAAGCTTGTGTAGTTTTGTTGTTAAAAATGGATCTAGAGCAACTTTTAAAAGATATTCTAATTCCTTAGAGTAATTATTTTTTATTAGATCCTGTTTAATTTTTTGTGACCCGTTGCCTGTTGAATTTTCAATCTCTAATAAAATTCTAAGTTCTTTCTGCATGAATTGGTTTTTAGCTAATATAGAAATCAAATCTAAATAATAAAAATGATTTAAATATTATACTAAAAAAATAAGTAAGTTTTCGGTTTATTGGTTTTAAATAGCAGGTTCTGCTCCTGTTGCTTCGCCTCCAGTAGCTTCAGCTTCTGCTCCAGTAGCTCCAGCTTCTGCTCCAGTAGCTCCAGTAGCCCCAGCTTTACCTTCTTCCTCGGATTTTTTAACGTAGGATTTATTTAACTGTATATCCTCATAGTTAAGATCTAACCATCTCTCTATCATAAAATCTTGATCAAAAAATTGAACCTCTTCTTCGTTTACTGTTTCTTTTATTTCTCCCATTGCAGTAATGAAATCAATTTTTTTGATCAGTTGTTCTATTTCTCTAGATTCACCAAATAAATTATCACTTTCAAATTTAACACCTATTTGACTTCTAAATTCAGCATCGTTTTTAAGATCCGGAAATTCTAAGCACATTTGTATCCATAGAGGTTTTACTATAATCTCTTGGAATATAGATCTCAATCTTGTTATAAATTTAGCAAATCTAACCTCATCCCTTTCTGCTCCTTCCGCCCCTGTTTTAAAAGTATTATTTGAGCCCATACCAAATCTTGAAGAGAATCTGTTATAAGGTATTTTGGAATCTTGTCTTAATTTATTATAGAAATAAACAACCGAGTCCATTATATTTAAATTAGGACCTTGAGCATTAAGTGTTTCTACTTTTACTGATTCGCCTCCTTGCTGAGGGAAAAGATAGTTTTTATAGAATTGAAGATCAGGTCTTCCGTTTATAGCTAATTCTCCTGAGCTTGTATCTAGTTTAATATCCTCTTTATATACGGACATAAGTTCTCCAAGTGTCTCTTTAGCCTTTTGAGGAGCTTTACTTCCAATAGGAACTGTCATTTTAATCCTATACTGAGCATTCATAACATTCCATATTATTCTGGAGTGTTCCATAATCTTTAATAAGTTATAAGACCTTATTAATCTTTCAGTGTAAGATACTCTTGAAACAACGTTGGCTTTAGCATATGAAATATAAATAACCTGAGCGTCTAATAATTTTCTTTGTCTAACAGTTTCTCCGTAATACTGCCACCATATAGTTTCTCTTGTTCCGTCAGGCTTTTTTTCGATAGCTGGAGTTAAACTAACAGCATCCAATTCTTTAAAACCAACTATTTCTTTACCGTCGTTTGAATATATTATCTCGAATGCTAAAAAACCTTCTACGATTAGTTGTCTAAAGTATTGCCATCCGGTTAATCCATTTGCAAAATTGTGGAGAACATATAGTTTTCTGAAATTCTTCCTCATGGATTTTATAACATCATCCTTTAGATCCATATTCATTAAAGCTGGATGACAGAAAAAATTCTTCTCATCATATACTACTGCTTCGTCACATATAGTATCTAAAATGTATTCTATCTCAGCATTTAAAGCAAAGGTTCTTAGAAAATCCCTTTTGAATGGATAATCTTTATCAAAATATGCTATGTACTTTCTGTTTGATGTGTCTTGGGCTGCTATACTATAGATAAAGTCTTCGTCGCTATCAGTAAATCCAAATCTTTCTCTCATGCTGGCTTCAGATGCACCTATAGCCATGGAGTCTTGAATAACCATATCCTTATACTCCATCCCAAAAGATCCAAGACCACTAATAGTTTTTAATATCCTAGAGATATTCGGATTTATCTTTCCTAAATTATCTAAAAAGCCCGCCATATTTTATATTGTAATTTCTCCTCCTTCAGATCCAGCTTCACCTCCTGTTGCTCCTTCAGCTCCTGTTGCTCCTGCTTCAGCTGCTGCCGCTTCTTTCTTTTTCTCTGCTGCTTTTTCTTTGAATTTTTTATTTGTAACTAAATCCTGTCCTTTCACTCCTAAAAATCTATCAACTAAAAAGTCCATATTAAAATATTTTTTACCCTCTGAGTTCATTAGGGCGGATATTTTTATAACCTGGTCTTTTCTAGCAGCTAATACCTCCATTTCTTTTGCTTCCCTAAATATATTTTCTTTTACATAATCTAAACCAAATTCGGATTTAATTATGTAATCTTTCTTAAGATGCGGAAAGTCTAAGCAGAATTGTACCCATAGTGGCTTCATTAATATCTCTTGATATATTGACCTTAATCTGTTAATAAATTTAGCAAATCTTATTTCCTCCTGATCCAATCCTTCTGCTGTAAAAGTAATTGTTCCTTCAGATCCTGCTTCTTCTCTACCAAATCTAGTTGCTGGTATTTTAGAGTCCATTCTTAATTTATTTGCAAAATATTTAAGAACTGTTGTATCCGAAAATGCAGTTGCGTCTCCTCCCCCAGGAAGTGGCTGTATATCAGGAGTTCCATTAGGAGATGATGGCATTAAGTAATTTTTAAAGAATTGTATCTTTGGTTTTCCGTCGATTGTTAATTCTCCACTGCTATTATCTAATCTTATATCTTCTTTATAGATTGACATTAGTTCACCTAATGTTTGTTTTGCTTTTTGTGGTGATCTAGTACCTATAGGAACTGTCATTGCCATCCTATATGAAGAGTTCATTACGTTCCAGATGATTCTTGTGTGCTCCATTATTCTTAGGAGATTAAATGACCGTATCATTCTTTCACAGTAACTAACTCTTGAAGATGTTCCACCTCCCTTAGCATAAC